CAAAACGCTATAAACAAAGCTTACGGATCTAAAAAGCGCTACTAATATGAAAAAGATATGGGAATGGCTAACCGGCAATGTTATTAAAGAGGTCGGAGATGTTATTGACAAATTAACCACAACAAAAGAAGAAAAGCTTATAATAAAAAAGCAAATTCAAGAGATATTAGAGAAGGCAGATAATGACGCTCAGAAGCAAGTAACTGCTCGTTGGGAATCAGACATGCAATCAGATAGCTTTCTTTCGAAGAATATCAGACCTATGGTGCTTATATACTTAACAGTCATATTTACCGTGTGTGCTTTTTTTGATGGTAACATAGGGGAATTCAAAGTAGCTGAAGAGTATATACCAATATTTCAAACGCTATTAGTCACAGCTTATGGGGCTTATTTTGTAGGTAGAAGCTGGGAGAAAGGAAAATCAATATCTACTAAAAATACGTAATAAATAAAGTAAGTATTAACAATTAAATTAAATAAAATGGCAAAAAAATTAAAAAAAGACGAACTAACTCAATTACAAGCAGCAGTAAACAAAGTTAATCAAGTGCAATTGCAAGTTGGTGGCTTAGAATTACAAAAGCATGAATTGATACACACAATGTCTTCTGCCCAAGCTGAGTTAAGCAGTGTGCAGAATATACTTAAAGATAAGTATGGAGATATTAGCGTAGATATTAGCACTGGTCAGATAGCTGAGAATGGGGTTGATAAGAAAGATTAGTATCGGAAGAGACTATAAAAATGATGCCATGCACTACTCTGTCGGACAGGAAGTGTATGGTAATCATATTATAGATAGTATAGTAGAGGAAGAAGATAAGTACTCTATATATATAACAAAAGCAAAAGAGGTTTTACCTTGGAAAGACTTTAATAAAAACATGGCTATAGCTGTAGAATACAATTTACAATATTAATGAGGGGGCTATTTGATTTTATAATCGAACCTAAAGACCAAAGATATAATAATGTAAAGCATGTAAATGAAAGTGAGCTTATACTTAATACAGAATTACAAAACCATCAATACGTAAGTCGACAGGGAATTGTTTTGGCAGAGCCATCAGTTAACGAGACTAATATAAAAAAAGGTGATACAGTAATATTACATCATAATGTTTTTAGACGTTTTAGGGATGTTAGAGGCAAAGAAAAAAACGGGAAGAGCTATTACTCAGATAATGTGTATATAGTTTCCCCTGATCTTATATTTGCTAAAGTTGAAGGTGATACGATAAAGCCTCTACCGGGATTTAACTTCGTTAAGCCTATAAAAGAAAATAAAATGTTTTCTATTGATTTTGAAAAACCTTTAATAGGTGTGCTAAAATACAAAGATACTAACTTAAAAGTTATGACCGTTGGTGACTTAGTGGGTTTTAGCCCAGGAACAGAGTATGAGTTTTTAATACAAAACGAAAAACTATACAGGGTTCCTACTAATCAAATTACAATTAAATATGAATATCAAGGAGACGAAGAAGAATATAATCCAAGCTGGGCATAAAGCGGTTGAGGAATTAATAAAAGTAGCTAAAGAAGCTATAGTTGATTCAGACGATGATATCTCAGCAGACAGATTAAAAAACGCAGCAGCTACAAAAAAGCTAGCTATATTTGATGCTTTTGAGATATTAAATAGAATACAGGAAGAAGAAAATTTATTAGAGGATAAGCCAAAGGAAGATACAAAGCCTAAGGCTTTTAGTGGGTTTGCTGAAAAAAGATCAAGATAATGTATCAGCAAAATCTATACAGCGTAATAACCCCTATAAAAGAGACTACGATCTCTAGGCTTAATAAAGCTAATAAGTGGGCATACGGATACAACAAAGAGCACGACGTTGTTGTTATAAGTAAAACGGGAAAGATCGGCGAAATATACAATATACAAAACCTTAAAATAGCTTTACCTAAAGCTCCTGCTAAAATCAGTAAAGTAAATGCTGAGTGGACACCAGCGGAGTACCCATCAGAGTTGAAGCAAATACAAAGCGTATTCGATTGGAGAGATTATCCAGATGATTTTAAGGAAAAATGGGAACCTTATATAGATGAACAATTCAAATACAGAGACGAAGGCCATTGGTTTAATAATAAAGGCGTGGGCACTTACATTACTGGTACTCACTTTATGTACTTGCAGTGGTCCAAGATTGACGTTGGGAAGCCAGACTTTAGGGAAGCAAATAGACTATTCTTCATATTCTGGGAGGCTTGTAAAGCAGACTCACGATCTTATGGAATGTGCTACCTTAAAAACCGCCGTTCCGGATTTTCATTTATGTCTTCAGCAGAGACCGTTAATTTGGCGACAATTACTTCAGATGCACGGTACGGTATCTTGTCTAAGTCTGGAGCCGATGCTAAGAAGATGTTCACAGATAAGGTCGTCCCTATATCTGTCAACTACCCGTTCTTTTTCAAACCCATCCAGGACGGTATGGACAGGCCCAAGACCGAACTTGCCTATAGAATACCAGCCAGTAGACTCACTAGAAAATCCATACAAAATAAAAAAGATCAGGAGCTCCTCGAGGGTCTCGATACCACGATCGACTGGAAGAATACGGGTGACAACTCCTACGATGGGGAGAAGCTTAAACTCCTCGTCCACGATGAATCGGGTAAATGGGAGAAACCAGACAACATCCTCAACAACTGGAGGGTTACGAAAACAACGTTAAGATTAGGAGCTAGAATTATTGGTAAGTGTATGATGGGTTCAACATCAAATGCTTTAGATAAAGGAGGAGAAAACTTTAAAAAATTATATAATGATTCTGATGTTTCCAAAAGAAATAGAAATGGACAAACCAAGTCAGGACTCTATTCTTTGTTCATTCCTATGGAATGGAATTACGAAGGATTCATTGACTCTTTTGGGATGCCTGTCTTCGACACCCCATCAGAACATTGTGAGGACCACAATGGAGACGTTATTGACGTCGGGGTAATTGAGCATTGGAATAATGAAGCTGAAGGATTAAAAAGCGATCAGGATGCTCTAAATGAGTTTTATAGACAGTTTCCTAGGACGGAGGAACACGCTTTTAGAGATGAAACAAAAAACAGTATATTTAACTTAGTTAAAATATATGAACAAATAGATTATAACGAAGACTTAGCTAATTCAGCGGTAGTTACAACAGGTAGTTTTTCTTGGGAAAACGGTATAAAAGACAGCAAAGTTAAATTTACACCAAATCCAAACGGAAGATTTAAAGTCAGTTGGATACCATCGGCTAGTGTTCAGAATAATCAATTTATAAAAAATGGTAGAAAATCACCAGGCAACGAACATATAGGTGCTTTTGGTTGTGACAGTTACGATATATCCGGAACAACAGACGGGAGAGGATCTAAAGGCGCTTTGCACGGATTAACTAAGTTTAGTTTAGAAGATCATCCGCCTAATGCTTTCTTTTTAGAATATGTAGCAAGACCCCAAACAGCTGAAATGTTTTTTGAAGATGTGCTAATGGCTTGCGTATTTTACGGCATGCCTCTGCTGTGTGAGAATAATAAACCGCGTCTATTATATTATTTTAAAAGAAGAGGATACAGAGGGTATTCAATGAATAGACCAGACAAGATATGGAATAAGCTATCTGTGGCAGAAAAAGAAATAGGTGGTATACCTAATTCAAGTGAAGACATAAAACAAGCACACGCTGCAGCTATAGAATCATATATAGACCAATACATAGGATTAAAATCAGACGGCCAATATGGCAATATGTATTTTAACGAAACCTTAAACGATTGGGCTAAATTCGATATAAATAAAAGAACAAAGTTTGATGCAGCTATAAGTTCAGGTTTAGCTATAATGGCTTGTAATAAAAATTTATATAAGCCGGTTCCACAAATGCAAAAAAGAAAGTTAAATTTAAAAATAGCTAAATACACCAATAGCGGTGCATTTTCGAAATTAATAGAAAAATAAATATATGGCTGAGTCAGTTGTAAAATCTTATTTTCCGAGTCAAGTAGCAAGCGATGAAGAAAAAATGTCATTAGAATATGGCAAGAAAATCGGTAATGCTATTGAAAGCGAGTGGTTCTCTTCGGATAACGGTATTGGTAGATTCAGAAGTAATCAAAACACTTTTCATAACTTAAGGTTATATGCAAGGGGTGAACAACCTGTGCAAAAATATAAAGATGAACTATCTATAAACGGGGATTTATCTTATCTTAATTTAGATTGGAAACCTGTACCAGTGGTTCCTAAGTTTGTTGATATTGTTGTTAACGGAATATCTGAAAGATCATTTGATGTTAAAGCTTATTCTCAAGATCCATTTGGTGTTGAGAAAAGAACTAAATATATGGAGTCTCTAATAAGGGACATGGAAACCAAAGATCTGAATGAATTTGTAAGAAAAGAATTTGGAGTTAATTTGTTTGAAAACGCTCCTGACGTTGTGCCTAGAAATCAAGAAGAGCTAGAGGTGCACATGCAACTTACTTATAAACAGCAAGTTGAAATAGCTGAAGAACAAGCTATAAATGTATTACTAGAGGGTAATAAATACGACTTAACCAAAAGACGATGTAATTACGACTTAACTACCATAGGTATAGGCGCTGTTAAAAATACATTTAGCAAATCAGAAGGGGTAGTCGTGGACTATGTAGATCCTACTAACTTAGTATGGTCGTATACTGATTCACCGTATTTTGACGATATATATTATGTAGGTGAAGTTAAGAGTGTGCATATAAATGAATTAAAAAAGCAATTCCCTTATTTAACAAACGAAGACCTTGGTCAATTATCTCAGCAATCGTACAAAGCAAATGGCTTTTATGACAGAACTTTGAATAATGATAATGGCGATGATGCTAACACTGTGCAGGTATTGTACTTTAATTACAAGACTTATACAAATGAAGTATACAAAGTAAAAGAGCTGGCAACAGGAGCATCTAAAATAATACCTAAAGACGATCAGTTTAATCCACCTGAAAAAATAATGCAGGATCATAAGATTGAAAAGATATCTCAGTCTTTAGAAGTTTTATACGAAGGGGTTAAAGTTTTAGGAGGTAGAGTCCTTAAATGGGAGTTAGCTACTAATATGATAAGACCTAAAAGCGATTATACTAAAGTAAAAATGAATTACAGTATAGTTGCTCCTAGAATGTATAAAGGGCGTATTGAAAGTTTAGTTTCAAGAATAACAGGGTTTGCAGATATGATTCAGCTTACTCACTTGAAATTACAGCAAGTGATGTCTAGGATGGTTCCAGATGGAGTTTATTTAGACGCAGATGGTTTAGCTGAAATTGATTTAGGCAACGGTACAAACTACAATCCGCAAGAAGCATTAAATATGTTTTTTCAAACTGGATCGGTAATTGGTAGAAGCTTCACTCAAGAGGG